GTACGCGACATTATCGTTATCAGATTGAAACCTAATTATATCGTTTTGGTCGGAGAAGAACCCGGTATGGATGTATTGCAAAAAGGTATTGGCAGCTTCATAAGTTACCGTATAATAATCTTGCAAAACAGGAACAGAACCACCTTGTAATATAGAAACCAACGGATCAATTCCGTATTCGCCATAAACGTTGTAAAATTCAACCTTTACTGATAAATCTCCATCTGCTGGTATATTCGGAATAATTAATTGTATATTTTGTATTTGCTCCGCTTGGTTTTCAAATTCAACTTTTGGAACAATGATATAATAATAGCCTTCCGTTGTATCCCAAGATGCGCCTGTTAAAACATTTTTATTGTATTGTCGAGTAAATGTATTCTGATAATAATGATTTGTAACCGCTCCTTCAATCTTTATCTGTATTCTAAAAACAATATAGTGAGAAGAGAAATTAGTATCTGCAACTGTTTGTGTGTAGGTAGAATAATACGCCAAGGTCAAATCTAATTGCAATATCGAATCGAAATTATTACTTTGAATGTCTTCAGCTGTTTTAGGAGTTTCATCATTATAATTCCAATAAGCACCAGCTAAAAGGTTTCGTGTCGCAAGATGTTCATATTCAACTCTGGCATATTGCAAAGGCGAAAAAAACTCAAAACTACTTCCAGCTAATCTGTAAATATCAGTAGTATCCGGATTTGATTGGTCGTGGTCAATTGTGTAATTCTTTGTGCCACCGGTTAATGAACCTAATATTTTGTAATTATACTCATAAACATTATCTGCATTTAAGTATTCGTTTATTTGCGTAATGTAATAACCAGTAGACGATGCAACAACCCTACAACCAAATGCTTTACATATCTCATTCAATACATCGTAACAAGATTTATAAACATAATTACCCTTTGTATCAACGTGATAAAATGCGCGATACGGAATCCTTGCCTTCGTTAATACTGTATTAGTTGATGAATAAGTATATTCTTGTGAGTGCCAATTAATTACCGCAGACCATAAAGGGTCAGTAGATGATGAATAAGCGTATCCAATACTACCTATTTTTAGGAATATGTCGTTTATGTGTTTAAATATTGTAGCCTTTCCGGTATATGGCGAACCACTATTGTTGTAGTCTATATTCTTCAAGGTATTTAACCCATCCTTTGCTTTTAGGGTAAACGAATACCCCAGATTCAAATCCACGTCCTCAATCGAAACCAAGTCGGTCAAAACATAACCAACCCATTTATATGTTGTTTCTTGACCTAATTGATTTGTTCTAATATATACAAAGTATTTATTTTCATAACTCGATACCAAATCTTCCACAAACGCATTCAAATCGGAAGAATTAATAAACATATCAATGGCGGCTTCACTACTTATAACGGTATTAAACCTTTCATCTTCTTTACCGCCAACATCATATTTTATTTCCACTCCCAAACAATCAAATTCAATAGGAGTGCCAGTAAATGTGGATTCGTGTATCTGAATTTGATATTCAGCACCGGCTTCGCTAAAGAATGTTGATGTGTATTTTTCTGCCATTATCTATTCCGATTTCGTTCTGCCCTTTCTACAACTAATAACAAGTCCGATCCTTGTAGCTTTGTTGATGCCACAAATCCGTTATTATTAACAGTTCCAGATAACATCGACCTCAATTTATCCAAAGGCGCGACCACTTCCGGATTCGATATACTCGTTCCGCTTCCTTCTCCTACTAAAGCCATAGTTGGTCCGGTTATTAATCCGCCTGATGCGAGTCCGGGAATGCCTAAACTACCACCTAAAATTTTTCTAAATGAAAACGCGCCACCAGCACCACCAAGACCCGGAAATAATATATTCATTATTGCACTTAATATAGCTGCTTGTGCTACGGCTTTAATTAAGTTTACTATTAAATCCTTAACTCCTCTGACTAATGCCTTAAATACATTTTGCCCGGATTCTAATGCGTTAAATACGCCATCTATGATTGGTGTAATAGAGCTGCGTAATGTTTCAAATGTATTATTTACTCTATCGGTAAATCCGGCGTTATTTTCTAATTCTGTATTATATGTTCTTAATTGTTCGGTAGCAGCTGACATTGATTCAACCGCTTCTGGTGTCGCAAAGATTGGTAATAAACCAACTGCACCTTGTTCCGCACCACCTCCACCACCGCCACCGGTTACTGTTGTGGTTGGTTCACTTCCGGGTATTACTACATTAGCAGCTTCTTGTTTGACTCCAAATATGGCTTTTTTAGCCCTATCGATAAATGATTCTATTTTATTTTCAGAATCGGTAAAGTTTATTTCTTTAAACGCATCGCTAACTATTGTAGGTAAATCAGTTAAATCATTTTTTAATTTATTAAATGATGTCCTAATATTTTCAATATTACCTGATTTTATTGCACCTAATAAGGATGTAAAATTGAATAGTTGTTTACCAAGTTGCAACATCAAAGTACCAAACGCGACAAATGTTTTAAGTAATCCATTTACTACCTTTCTTACGTTTTCAAATTCGTAATACATTGCCCCAACTAATGCAACAACACCAATAATAATTCCAGTTGGACCAGCTAAACCAATTATCATTTTAAATAAACTTCCCATTGATTTTGCCAACCCACCAATGACAGTTGCAAATTTGCCGATTACAAAAGTTGCAGGTCCAATTGCAGAAACTATTAAAGCAATATTAATGGCAGTTCTTTTTGCTTCTGGTGATAATTCATTGAACCTTTCAACTAATGCGTCAATTAAATTTGTTAGTTGCTGAATCCTTTCTCCTAAATTTGTTGATTCTATTATTGATTTACCTAATTCGGCAAAAGCATTTTTAGCTGCATCTTTAAAGTTGCTTATCCTACCTCCTAAAGTTCTTGACTGTTCCCCCATTCCGTTAAAAAACTTACCACCTTCTGATGCAGTTTTTCTTAAAATACCATTTAATACTTCAAAGGTTACTCCACCATCTGAAACAAACTTATCAAATGCCTTTCCGGTTAATCCAGTTTGTTCTTGCAACATTTCAAATACTGGAATACCTCTACTTGCAAGTTGCCTTAAATCTTGAGTAAATGCAACTCCAACGGTTCTTGCTTGACCAAGAATTAATGCAATTTCGTTAATATTGCTTCCTGTTGCAGCTGCAATATCTCCAAGGTATTGCAAAGAATCTAATGCTTCATCAGCAGAAAATCCAAATGCAATTAATTGAGATGTTGCCTTTACTAAATCCGTAACCTCAAACGGAGTCGATGCGGCAAATTTCTTAATTCTTTCAAATACGGCTGCACCAGCTTCGGCTGATCCGGTCAAAACCCTTAATCGTGCTTCAAGTTGTTCGAACTCGACCGCACTCGCAACGGCAGCACCTCCAGCACCTAATATTGGCAGAGTTAATGCTTGGGTTAAATTAGAACCTAAACGTTCCATATCGCGTCCGAATTTGTTCATCGAACGCTGCGCCTTGGATAGATTTTTTTGGAAATTTTCTATCCTTAACCCTAATATTACGTTTAAATCCTTTGTTGCCATTACGCTTGATTTTTGCCGTGTTGTTTACGCATCCATTCGTCCATCCTTTGCCTAAATTCCTTTTGATGTTCGGTTACGATTCGTTCTTTTGGTTTCTCGGTTTTCTCCCAATCAAACTGAATTAAATCGGTCATTTTTATTTTCTTACCCTTTCCAGCATACGGCTGGATTCCGATTGTAGCCAACCACCGCGTCCGTTCCCATTCGCCTTGAAACCGTATCCGTTCCTTTTCATTATAACCTTTTATTGCATCCATTATGTCTCGGAAATCAGCCGAATAAAAATCTTCTGTACTCATTCCGATTTGACCGATTGCAATCTCGCGAACCTTTGTCCACGTCATACTTTCACTTGGCTCTGATGCGCTTTCGTTCGACTCGTTTTCGTTTTTTTTTCTGCATCTGGCATCGAATTGGCAAACAATTCCATTACACGATTAATCGCAGCCATATCCTCATCAAATTCGTCGCACATATCCTCAAAGGTCCAATCAAATGATTTACCTTCTTTTCTATGCCCATCCCTTAAAGCCTCATATATCAGCTTTAATGTGTTCTTATAATTCAATGTTTCCTGACCTAATGTTAAAATAGAAATGCCCGTTTCCTCCTCGAACCTTATTAGGGTAGCGTTGCCGAAGGAAACAGGCACTTCCGTATTGTTTATTTTAGTGAATCTAACCATTTGTATTCCGTGTTTTTGTGGTGTGATTAATTTTAGTTAGTTCCGCGATAAACTGCACCAGAGATTGTAAAAGTTGCTGATACTGATGTGTTATCTTCTACTGGTGTGTTTACCTCCCAAGATGTGCAATACGCGGAAAAGGAATAGAAATTGTATCCAGCCGTATTTTCAGTCAAGGTTAAAGCCAAAACTGTACCATTGTCCAATGCATCAAATAGTACATCAGGTTGCACGTTATCAGATGTTTCAGAATACAATGCTTCGACTGTTAATGTAGCCGATTTTTGTCCGGGTTTATTCGAAACCCAACCACTTGAAGGAGAATCCTTTGTTAAGATGTTTCTCATCTCCCTTGTAACCGATAAAGTCGCTGATGTAGCTTCTCCGATTGCCGTAGTTCCG